TATGAAGGGTGAGAAAGATGTTAACGACAACTATGTTGCCCGTTATAATGAAGCACTTGCCATGTTGAAACAACTTGGTGAAGGTAAAGACCGTCAAGACATGTACAGAACCGAACAAGCGAGGTATCCAGTCCGATGAGCACAATGAGCGAAGTAGCCTTCCTTTTAGGGGGCAGTCAAGTCAAAGTATTAACAACTTCTGGTCGCGGTTTTACGCCAGAAGAAGTTGCAGAACGGGCCTTGGACAAAATTATTTCTGTAGGTTCGCAGACGCATCCTGCTATTCGGGATCAAGCAGAAGCGTTCAAAAATCAAATCCGACAGGTTTTGGTGTTTTATATGAAGGAAGCCATTAAGTCGCACCATACGACATTGGCTGTTAAGTTCAGGAAAGCAGGACATCCTGAGTTTGTTAAACTTTTAGATGAATAAAGGAGCCTAACATGGCTATCACGCAAGCAATGACCACCTCGTTTAAAGCAGAACTTCTGCTTGGGGTACACGATTTCCGTCCGTCGGCTGATACTGGCGCAGACGTTTTTAAACTCGCTCTGTATACATCCTCAGCAACACTGGATGCAAACACAACCGCCTACACGGCTTCTAACGAAGTTGGTACTTCTGGTACTAACTATTCTGCTGGTGGTCAGGCTTTGACCAACACAGGTGTAACTGCGACTAACATCAACGCCAACACGGGTACGGGCTTTACTGACTTCTCTGATGAGACTTTTGTAAACGCTAACTTTACTGCTCGTGGCGCTCTGATTTATAACAGCACACCTTCAGCAAACAGCAATGCTAATACCACGTTGACCAATGCATCGGTTTGTGTGTTGGACTTTGGTGCTGACAAAACCGCTTCGGACGGTGACTTCACCATCATTTTCCCAACTAACGACGCATCAAACGCAATTATTCGTATTGCTTAATTAACAAACCTCCCCTAAAGGACAAATCATGGCTGGTTGGAGCATAGGGCCTTATGGGGAGGGTGACTTTGGTGTAGGTAATCCAAACGCTTTAGTAAGTGTTACTGGAGTAGTTGGTAGTGCGTTATTTGACCCTGTTGGTGTGGCTGCTGGAGGTGAAGTAGAGCCAGCAGGTTTTCAACACACGGTTGAGTTAGGGCAAGAAACTGTAATTACTTCTGCTAATGTATTTCCGGCAGGTGTTGAAGGTTTAGGTGAAGTTGGGCAGGTTAGCCTTGGTATTGCTACAAATGCGCAGCCAATTGGTGTTGAAGGTGCCGGTGAAACCGGAACACTTGTTGTACAGGCTAAAGCCAATGTACTCCTTACTGGAGTTGAAGGTGTTGGAGAAGTTGGTACTGCGTTTGCTTCTGCCGCCGCTAATGCGTCTGTATTTGGTGTTGAAGCGACGGGAGAAGTTGGTCAGGTTGATGAAAGTCGTGAGGTAAACGTACAGCCTACTGGCGTTGAAGGAACCGGAGAAACCGGGGTTGTTGCGTTTGCTTTTGAGGCGAATGTATACCCAACCGGGGTACAAGGTGCTGGTGCAATAGGTGAGGAAGAAGAAAAGTTTGCCTATTACGTTACCGGAGTTGAAGGCTCTGGTGATGTTGGTTCTTTAAGAGTAAGTACGGATGTAAATTATATTGGCTGGGGTTCAGGCCCGTGGGGTCGTGGCGCTTGGGGCGCTGATTTCCGTGGAACAAACGTAGACCCTGTAACTGCCACCGGTCAAGTAGGTTCTGTTGCGGTAAAAGCGGCTGCAAATGTTTACCCAGTAGGTGTTGAAGGTAACGGAGAAGTTGGGCAGGTTGGATTTAGGTTTAGTGCAACAGTTCGGCCTACTGGGGTTGAAGCCCCCGCTGAACTAGATCCTGTAGGGGTAGCGGCTGGTGCCGAAGTTGAGCCAGCGGGGTTTCAGCATACCGTTGATCTTGGGCAGGCCGTTGTAACTGGCGATGCTAATGCCGCAATCATAGGGTTTGAACTCTCTGGGGAAGTCGGAACACAGACAGTAATTACAGAGGTAGATGTCCGTTTAGTAGGGGTTTCTGCTACCGGAGTATTAGGACAAGACGAAGCAGAGGGCGGTGCATTTGTACCGGTTACGGGTTTTGGACTAGTTGCAACGCTTGGGCAGGTTGTACAGAAAACCATCAATAAAGTCCCTGTTACAGGACTTGAAGCCACCGGGGAAGTTGGAACCGAAACTGTAGTTGGTAAAGCAAATGTTTATTTAGTAGGTCTTGAGGGTGTAAGTCAGTTAGGTGAAACTGATGAAAATGCTGACGCTAATGTTCCGGTTACGGGGGTTGAGGGTGTTGGTGGAGTTGGTCAGGTAACTGTAGTTGGTAAGGCAAATGTATACCCAATAGGGGTTCAAGGGACTTCGCAACTTGGGGAGACTGAAGAAAAAGGTTCAGCCAATGTCCAAGTTACGGGGGTTCAAGGACAAGGGCGTGTTGGAAAAGTTCTAATCTGGAGTAAAATTAATCCTAATCAGAACCCCAACTGGATACCGGTTAATGATGTACAAACACCAAATTGGTTGCCGATAGCGGCTTAATTTAAGGAGTAAAAAATGGCAAGTACCTATAGTAGTTTAAAAATTCAACTTATGGCTACCGGGGAAAACTCGGGGACATGGGGTAACGTCACTAACGACAATCTAGGGGTCGCACTAGAAGAGGCTATCGTTGGCTCGGCTGATGTAACTTTTGCTAGTGGAAACGTAACGCTGACGCTTACAAACACTAATGCCAGTCAAACGGCTCGTAATCTTAGGTTAAATCTAACTGGAACCACGGGTGGCGCTCGTGATCTTATTGTTCCAGCGATTGAGAAGGTTTACATCATTAATAATGGCACGGCTGATACCATCACTGTTAAGAACTCTACCGGTACTGGAATTGCAGTCCCCACCGGTAAAACGATGTATGTGTATAACAACGGCACTAACGTCCTTGATGCAATCACTCATTTAACTTCGCTAACTCTTGCAACTGCACTCCCTGTCGCTTCGGGTGGTACTGGATCGACTACAGCCACTTTCTCCGGCGCAAACATAACCTCACTTAATGCATCCGCTATTTCTAGTGGAACAGTAGGAACCGCCCGTCTTGCATCAGGAACGGCTAATAACACTACGTTCTTGCGTGGGGATCAAACTTGGTCTTCTGGTGTTTCTGGCCCTACTGGCCCTACTGGCCCTGCTGGCCCTACTGGCCCCACTGGCCCTGCTGGCCCTCCCGGGCCATCTGGAACTCCTTCTACTGATTTTAATGTTGTAGGGAGTTATGTTTTTGGAAGAACACAGAACATCGCTAACCCTCAACTAGCAAGTGGAGCCACGCTTGGTACGGGTACTAGTGAAAAACAACTTCAGTCAGGAATGTATTCAGCAGATAATGCAAGTGCTAATGCTTCAAATAATTTATCAGGAACTTGGAGATGGAATGCTGCCCCGGCGGGTTTTGGTAATGCTCAATTTGGTGTTTGTGTTCGTGTATCTTAAAGAGGTGAATAAATGTTAACAATTCAATATGCAAAAGATCCAGTTTATGGGTCTGCGGACGAACAGACTATAGAGTTAAAAGTCAAATTTTACGAATTTGCTGATGAGTTACCGTTTGGAGCAACACCATTTGACCCAATGCCTTACGGCGTAGAACTCTATAGCAATGCAGTAGCCGGTTTGTATGGGCCAATTGCACCGTATGTTCCGCCTACTCCACCAGAGGAAGTTTAAATGGCTTATCCAGAAGATATGGCTCCTCCGGGGTATGGCATTTACCCCAACTCCAGCCCAGAGTTTCGTATATTACAAAGGGAAGATGGGACAATTGAACAGCACGTTCGTTACATAAATACCGTTCAAGGTTATGTTGGTAAATGGATGGTAGTTCAAACAGTAAAAGAAAAATAAAAACAAATGAACGCAATGTGGCAACTCTGGGAAAGTAGATTTTCCAAACCCGCGTGTGAACGTATTATTTCTTTGGCTTCTTTACTTCCAGAACAACAAGCAACAGTAGGTACTGGTAAAGATAGTGATATAAAAACAGACGCTCAGGTTCGTAAGGCTAAAGTTAGATGGTTAAATGGCGCAATGCCAGACTTTAAAGATTTTTATTTAGATGTAGTAGATATGTTTAAAGAAAGTAATCGCCGTGCTTTTGGAGCAGAACTTTGGCATTTACATGAGATGCAATTCACTCAATACGATGCCGTCGATGCGGGATTTTATACTTGGCATAATGACATAATGTGGCAAGCACCTTTTTGCGGGCATAGAAAACTTTCTATGGTTGTTCAATTATCAGACCCATCAGAGTATGAAGGCGGTGATTTAGAAATACAGCCACTACATGGGGGGTCACCTGACTCTATTTTTTTACGTAAGCAAGGTAATGTAATTATATTCCCTTCTTTTTTGATGCACCGAGTTACCCCCGTTACAAAAGGTACACGTTATTCGTTAGTTGCTTGGATGGAAGGCCCAAAGTGGAGATGATATGAAAACAGTAATTGAAGCGCACAAAGTTGATGGAGTAAAAGTCTGCCGCTCGGAAGAAGTCCACGTTTGCGCCGCCTGTGGGTACGACTTAGACGAGGCTGAGTTGGAGGCTGATACGTGTTCTGACTGCGGCGCACCCCTGAAATTAAAGAAGTCTGTATCGGTCTGGGCTACATCTGTACCTAAAGCCGGTGTTAAGACTTGGGGTCAGTAATGGAAAATTTTATTGTTGCCTATCATAACGCTTATCCTAAAGAGTATTGCAATCAAGTTATAGATTGGTTTGATCAGGCAGTTGCATCGGGGCTTGGTGTAACTAGACAGGAATTAGACAAAGCGCCAAAATATGCAAAAGACGATATTGCTGTATTTCCATTTAGTGAAAGCACTCTAAGATTTGGAGCATCTGGTAATTTATGTTCTGAATTTGTAAATCCATTTTTTAATAAATACTATTTTGATTATGTATCTAGATTTTCAATATTAGAAACCTTTGCTAGTCAAACAGTTTATGAATTAAAAGTTCAAAAAACAATTCCCGGTGGTGGGTATCATGTATGGCACTCCGAATGTGGCGATAGAAACAATGCAAGTAGAATACTTGCTTTTACTCTTTATCTAAATGATGTTACAGAGGGTGGAGAAACTGAATTTTTGTACCAAGGGGTTCGTGTAAAACCCGAACAAGGTACTTTAGTTCTTTGGCCTGCTGGCTTTACTCATACACATAGAGGCAATCCACCACTAAAAGAAACTAAATATATAGTTACTGGTTGGGTTGAATTTCGATAGGAAATGAATCTTGTCAGATTTAGATCCGATTATCGGTACCGCAAAGGCGGCAACCCAGAGCATTAAGTCTGCTATTCAGTCTGGCAAGGAGATAAGTTCAGCAGTCGAGTCGATTCAAAACTTTGGGATGGCGGAGGTCAAAGCCCGTCATGCCTTTAAAGCAGTACGCAAGAGTCAAGTAGGTGAAATAACGATTATGACCGCTATGGCGGAGTGGCGCAGGCTAGACCAGATTCGCCGCATGGAGTTGGAAGTAAAGGACTTTCTGATCCAGCAGTTTGGGCACTTCAAGGGTGAGGAAGAGTTTGAGAAGGTCAAGAAGATTAAAGAGGACATGATAGCCCGTCATGCCAAGAGTAAAGATGCACTGGGCAGGGATGTAGCGAAGTTGCGTGAGTTGCAGATTATCTGCGTAATGCTGGCGTTTCTGGTGGTCACAATTTATTACATCATGAAGGGTCATCTGTAATGGCTGAGAAACTAAACGCTAACGACACGCTATCTAAAGTGCTGGCGTATGTTGACTCGCCGTTTAAACTCTTCGCCCTGATCCTCATGGCGGTGTTAGCCTTTGGTGGATGGATGTTATACGACAATC